ATTACATAGCGGGTAATTCTCTGGTCTAGCTTGGCATCACTAAACGCGCCAACCATCGTCACATAGTCTGTCGGCAGTGTATGACTGCTGGTGAAGGTGGCGGCGGCAGTGGGGGTGCTTAGCACGGCAGTCTTTGATGCCCAATTAGGCGCGACCAACTCAAGGCAATAGCGAATAGCCTCACGATTAAATGCGCCGTCAAGACGATAGCGCGGCTCCCTGTCCTCTGTTAGCGATGAGAGCCTACGCTGACCCAGCAGCAGTAATGCGCCATTGTATAAATCAAGCTGGGTGGTTGCCATCGGTTAGCGCCTTAAGGCTTTCTGTAGGTCGTCTAGTTCAGTGAGAGCTTCTTTCTGTGTGGCGATGAGTTCTTTAATCACATCTCCAGTGGTCTTGTGAATAACACACCACTTCTTTACGCCGCGAAGTTTGATTTCGTAATCGCTTGTAATCTCATTCATAGCATCATAATCCACCTCTTCCATAGCGGCGCGATAGATTAGCTTGAGCCTGATGTTTGTGCCTACGGAATAAGTGACATGAAGCAGAGCAACAAATGAGTCGTCATCAGCCCTCACCCTCACCTCATCACCTGGCCGCATGGATGTTGCGACGTTAACCCATAGATCGGGGGATTCTAGTTGTTCTGTGGTCGTTTGAGGTGGAACTATAGCGTCAAACCGCTGAAAGCGATGCTCTGCATTGCCAAACTCTGAACGACGTAGCGGCTCTGTTTTTGTATTGGCCATTTTATACTTCCAAAAAGAGCCAGCGATCCGGCTGGCTAAAGGGTTGATCGCGCCCAAGAGTTACCAAGGGCGCGAAGTTTGCTACAACGACTTAGTCGGTGTCTGTTAGTACAGGTGTTGCAGTACCATTAGACAGCTCAGCACTACCATTAGCGTTGATAGCCAGCACAACGTAGTCGTGGGCCACGGTGCCGCCAGCAGTGTCACGCTGATGCACAACATCACCAACAGCCATGCCAAGGTCTTCGGCATCAGTGATGTAACCATCAACACGAACTACAGTAGCGGCATCAGTTGAGTCATAGACCCAAGTTGACCCACCAGTCTTACCCGCCATCTGGCTAACCAGTGCAGGGGGATTGCTTGTCGAGTATGCCATTAGTCAGTTCTCCCTTAGCTCAATGCGCTGTCATTATGCGGCATTTTGATGACGCCACTGTTTTGCAGTAGCTTGGAACCCATGTATGTAGAACAACGCGCCCAAGACTTATCGTTCTTCTCGTCATAGCCCACAAAGGTTTTAATGCCTTCGGAGTCACAAGCATGGCCGATAGCCTTTTTGTTGTACATAAAACAGGTTGCTGAGGCGGTGCCAACACCAGGCAAGCCAGCGTCTACAATCCAGTTAACGCCATACCAGTTGAAGGCGCGAGACTTGCTAACACCCTCGAATGGCTTGAGCGCAATATAGTCGCTCGACGTGAACTGGTTTAGGCCCATTAGGTAACCGTGGAACGCTGGCGTGATTAAAGCAAACACGTCATCATCTTCGGTTGCAAAGTTGTTGGCTAGCTTTGTTTTGGCAGTCGTCACTAGGGTCAATGTCGCAACAGCGGCAGCACCCCATGTGTTCGTGCCAGCAGTCAGCGCCGTATGAATATCGTCATCAATCTTGCGATTAATAACTGACATTGACGTTTCTTGCATGATACGACGACCATCACCCTGAGATGCGTAAAGGTTGAAGTTCGTGCGCTCAGGCACATCATGCCACTCTTTGAGAGTTGCAGTGAATTGGTTTAGGTTGTCAGGGCGCGTTGGAATATCGCCATTGATACCGCGAGTTACAGCAGTTGCGCCACCAGAATCAGCTACGAGAAAAGTAGCCTCATTACCGTTGATCTCAGTCTCAGTAGTAACGGTTCGTCGCGCTAGCGATTGACGTTTCTCGAAACCTCGGACAAACTCCTGGCGGAACATTGTTTGAAAGGCAGAATCACCCATCTTAATATCCTCGAAAAGATTTAAATTAAACCGTCGTTCGAGTTAGCCAGTCACGGGTCGCTGCAGGTTGGCTCTGGATAGAGGGCCGCTTGACGCTGCTTACAGGGGTCGTTATTGATCGGTTGCCGTACAAAAATAAGCTTTATTTAGTTAAAAGTCAAGCTTTCATCGACTCTCGCGCAGTGTATAGCTCTTGTAGCCTGCTCTGCGCGGCATTGTCTTTGAACCAGTCTTTATCGCCCATGCGAGACTCTAGCTTGTTAATCTCGTCAGAGATGGCTTGCACAGGGTTGTTGGCGTTTGGCACAACAGTCGCCGCTGGATTGAGCTTTCTCGCTATGTCAGCGAAGAAAACCATCATCTCAGGCGAGTTGAACACCGCACGACCGTCGGCTAACCTGGCTTGCTTAAACTCATCACGCACAGACTCTGGCAATTGAGAGGTCAGCCCCTCCACAACATTAAGATTGGTTTGGTAGTCCTGCCCCCATGCCGTCTTTAGTTGCTGGACTGCTTGCTGAGTCTGAACGCCGTCCTGCTGACTCCGTGACTCCTGCTCAAATTCACGACCTTTTATCATCGCATTAGCCAGCGCGCTCATGGTTGATGCGGGCACATTCAACTCATGAGCTATAGGATATATGGAATCAATGATACGCAGGTCGTCATCGCCCAGAACAAGCCCGTCATCCATTTTAACATCATAGCCATCTGGAGATAACGGAACATCATTGGCGGCGCGCCACTCTGACAACTGTTCTTCATTAGGGTTTTCTGGCAGGCCGTTTGATATTTCGCCGGCTCGGATTCGGTCTTGTGCGTTGAAGTAGTTTTTTACCAGCGCGCCAACATCTGTGACTCTATCAAGCTGACCGTTACGCTTTGCCGCCTCATCACCCTCAAACCCAGCAATAGACACAAGGTCATTACGCCAGTTGGTGTCGTCAGGTATTGATTTGAAGTAGTTTGTCGGCTCTTGGCTAACATTCGGCTCGACTACGGCTGGAGCTGATCCAGTGTCGAGTATCGTTGGTGCAGCGCCGGTATCGCCGCCAGTATCAGCGGCTGGAGTTAAATCAGTCATCGGTTATTTTACCTACAGGGATGTTTAAAAACTTGAGCAGTTGCTGGCCAACAAATGCGCGTCCGTTTAAAAACGCTGTCTGGTCGAAACTGCCCGGTATGTAGAGTGCATCCTGCGCTCTGGAAATTTTATTAATAATAACTTTGAGAGCTAATCGTTGCTGGTGCTCTGTCGCAGAGCCTTCGTTCAGCGCCCTAATAGCACGGTGCTCTTGATCGTCAATATCCGCAGTGCGGAATGCTATAGGCGCATCATTCATTTAGCGCCCCCATATTCATCGCCGCTTCTGCGACACTATTAGCCATTTCTATAGACTCTTTTGCTTGGTTAACTTCTCTAACCTGCATCACGCTTTCTATACTGTTGAGCCACTTAGCTGGCGCTCCAAGACCTGTAATTGAGTCGCGTAAAGCCGAATCAAAGTCCACGTTCTGCGCTACAGATTGATCGTAATCAGCCGCTTGCGATAATAATTGAGCAACCTGGCCAAACCTCGCCGCCTTCTTCTCTTCTTCACTTGCGGTTAGCGGGGATTCAAACTTAAACTCAACATCGCGGTCGCGTAAGGATTCTGGGATGTCATGCGGCGATCCTAGAAGCCCCGCGCCCATCGCTATCTCAAACGCAGTCTCGCAAAGTCGCCCGTTGTACTCTGACTCAATGGGGGCAAATAAAGGCAGGTTTTCACGGCGGTATTGCTTCATTCGCTCAGCCACCTCGTATGCCGTCATCTCATGCGTCGTGCTTGGTAATGTGATCTTATTCAAATAGAACGCACTTGATAGGACGTCAACAATCCCATCGCGCATCTCTAAGCCGATAGGAAAGCCGCCGCGATCTTGTCCCAAGGGGCGCAGAGCAGCGCCTAAACGCTCATCGTACTCTTCATCTACCCATGTTATGCCATCTGGAGCCAGGTCAACATCACTGCGAATCACTTTTTGAGTCGCAATAATCGGAGGTCGAGCATATCG